TCTTCATATCAATAGACAAGAAGGACTGAGCATTCATTACACGAGATTGCTGGCGGTTGTTAAGGTTAGTCATGTCTGCCGCTGTAAGAGCAGCTGCGTCTGACATCATCTTAGCATTTCTAGCACTGAGGTTAGTCAAGTCAACAGTCTGTGCCATGCTGGCATTCTCTAGTGCAATCTGTACACCAGCAGTAAAGTTCATGTTAGCGATGTCAGATATCTTGGCGGCATTAGCTACGCGAGTCTGGAACCCTTGGTTGAAGTCCATCTCCATGAAAGAAGCACGTTGCTGTGCTGCAAACATAGCGGTCTGCTGACGGTTCGATAGGTTCTGAGACTCAAACTGAGCGAAGGTAGAAGCGTCGGCCATAGCGATAGGCAGTGCTGACTCCATAGCAGCTTGTACTAGTGCCTGTCCGGCCATACTGGAGGCACCAAGACCCCTTGCTGCCATTTGGGCAGTAGCGTTACGCAAAGCACCAGCGGCCCACGCAGGAGGTGCCTTACCGTCGAAGTCAGACATCAACTCACTAAGTTGACCTTGGACTGTAGCTTGTGTTGTTGGATCAGCTTGTTGTGCTTTAATGTCAAGTGCAGCATCTACCTGAGCCATGTCAACAGAAGAACCTTGTACTAGCTCACCAGCAGCTACTGTACGGTCTACAGGGGCAGCTACTGTTTGAGCAGCACCAAGTTGATCAGCTTGCAGGTTAGTCTGGGCTAACTGTGTAGGGTCCAGTGTGGCAGCTTGGACTGTAGCATCGTCTGATACAGAACCTTGTACAGCTTGAATACTATCTGTAAGGCCAGCAATGTCAGAGGAGACGTTAGTAGGGTCTACAGTAGAAGCTGATGTAGGTGTGGCACCAGCAATAGTCGGAAGAGCACCAGCTACTTGTCCTGTGTTGTCAGCCAGAGTCGTCCCAGTTGTAGTAGGGTCGATGTTAGCAACAGTAGCAGACTGAACAAGAGAACCTGGGTCAGTCATAGACTTTTCCATAAGGTTGTTAGAACCAGCTTGTATGGCAGCAGCTTGAGCATCAGCGGTAGCCTTGGCAGCAGCAGCGGCTTCCTCTTTGGCTTTAGCTGCAGCTATCTTTTCAGCTTCACTAAGTTCACCACCGCTATCACCAGCAGCATAAGCAACTCTAGAGAGAGCAGATGTATTAGGCATAAATGGGTTGTACATATTCAGAACGTCCTTTTGTGTAACTTGTTCTTGTAGTAGAACCTTCGGAAGTGGACCAGCAAGGTGGTTCCAGATAGCTCTGTATGTTTTCTTGTACTCTCTAGTCTAAGAGAGATAGGTATCAGTAGTATGTAGGAGATTAGTATAGCTGTTGTATATACGTCTAATACTATAAGATACCTGTGTATATACCGGAGGGGAACTATAAGTTTATTATACACATTCTTTGAGGTCTTGTCAAGTATAAAGTAACTTCTACTACTTAATAATGATTAGGGTCTTGGCTATTTAGAAAACCACCCATAAGATCAGCTAACTCACGCTTGGATGGGTCAGGGTTCGTCTTCATCCTGCGAAGTCTTGTAGTTGTTTGAAACTCTCTAGGAAACTCCCAGAATAAGATTGTACAAACAGTCCAGTTATGAAACGTGTTTACAATTACAAATATAAAGACGGGTATAACTATTACAAACCTACGCCAACCTTTGTGCCAGTCGTTTCTTTTAAGCCAGTACACACCACTGTACATAACAAAAACAGGTAGAATTATAAAAGACAGTAGAAGGAAAACACAGAGACCCTTAAAACCAATAACACGAGTCTCTGAGTAGTTACTGTTCATTAGAGTGTCATAGCTAGTATAAACATACTGTCTGCTTCTTCATCTGACATATTCATAGCCCACACTAAAGCAGACATGTCTTCGTCTGTTCGGTACCAGGTTGTTGTATCAGATATAGCTACACGGAGACCCCAAGGGGTTTCTTCATGGTCTAACAAAGAAAGAACTTTAGTCCACTCTGTCTGACCCAAGGCTAGTTTACCCTGTTGACGTGTACAGACCATTAATCTTCTTTTGTCTACTACTGACAACTCTTCTATGTCCCAACCAGCGGTCCAGAATCCATTAACCAAACGTGGAAAACCCCAGGCTACTGCCTTAAATCCAAAGTCAACTCGTGGTGCGGTTAGGTTATCAACGCGGTATACGTCATGAGGGTTTAGGTGTTTGTCTGCTGAGCCTGTGGTATTGAAGTCACCACGAAATTGCTCATGAGAGTACGCAGATGCTACTCCGTCAGTTACTTTTATAAGTTCGATCATTGGATTATTTCCTCTGCGATAAGATCAATTGTTGTTCCGCCATCATCTGTGACAAAGGTGTAAGTCACACGGTCGCCTACGGTTGTGGCGCTTGGGGTTCCTACTACTGTGGGAAGTGTGAGTGAGTAAGGCTCGCCATCCAGCGTGTACTGAAAAACTGTATCATTAATTGTCCCCATAATAAACATAGCCGTGCCAAAAGAATTAAAGGCTACGCTAAGGCAGCTCCCATCTTGAGGACTTGCATCAAAACTCGTGCCTGTATAGGAGGCAGTAGACACGTCGAATCCTGTGCTCAAGGTATACTGGAAAATATCGTCGGTGGTGTTACCCACAATAAACATAGACGTCCCGTTAGGGTTAAAGGCTATACCGAACGGGTTAGTATCTTGAGAACTGACGTCAAAGCTCTTACTAGCGTATGAGGTAGTAGTCACGTCGAATCCTGTGCTCAAGGTATACTGGAAAACACTTTGGTTCGACCTTCCCAAGACAAACATAGCCGTCCCGTCAGTGTTAAAAGCTATGCTAGCTAAGTTCCCATCTTGAGAACTGACGTCAAAGCTCTTACTAGCGTATGAGGTAGTAGTCACGTCGAATCCTGTGCTCAAGGTATACTGGAAAACACTTCCGCCTGAATCTATAATAAACATAGACGTTCCGTCGGTGTTGAAGGCGACACTGCGGGATGTTGTTAATTGAGAACTGGCGTCAAAGCTCTTACTAGCGTATGAGGCAGTAGACACGTCAAAGCCAGCGCTCAGGGTGTATTGGTAAACAATGTTATTATCTGAGTCTAACACAAACATGGACGTGCCGTCAGAGCTAAAGGACGCGGCAGTGGTAGAAGTGGCCTGAGAACTGGCGTCAAAACTCTTGTTTGAGTAAACAGCGGTAGCCAGATCGAAAGTTTGAGACACGTCAAAGCCAGCTACATAAGAATACTGCCACTTAGCATCTGTAGGAACACTTGCAAAACTTACTGTTGTGTCAGCGGTCAGTGCGCCCTGTTGAAAGAAATTGTAAGCACCCACGTCCAGTGAAGGGGTTGCACCTGACACAGCAACAGGCCCGTGTGGCTTAGGTAATCCAGTAAGGCCTGATCCATCACCTGTTGGCGTTAGGATGCCGCTAAGGTTAGACCCGTCACCTGTTGGCGTAAGCACCCCAGATGGTGCTACTTTGTCTGATAGATTTGCCATTAGATGATCTCCTCTGAGATTAGGTTAACGGTTGTGCCGCTGTCTTTTGTGAAGAATGTGTAGGTCACACGGTCGCCTGTGGTTGTGGCGCTGGGCGTTCCTATGATAGTGGGGAGTGTTAGGGAGTAGGTGGAGGCTAATGTATATTGGAATATTATGTCGTCAGCACTCCCAATAACAAACATAGACGCACCATCAGCGTTAAAGGCTAACCCTGATGTGTATGTATCTTGTGACGCAACACTAAAACTCTTACTAGCGTATGAAGCAGTCGATACATCAAAACCAGTCGTCAACGTGTATTGGAATACTGTGGTGTTAGAACCCCCCGAAATAAACATAGACGTCCCATCAGTGTTAAATGCTAATCCATTTGGGGTTGAATCCTGTGACGCAAAACTGAAACTCTTGTTTGCGTAGCTTGCAGTACTTACATCAAAACCACTGCTCAAGGTGTATTGATAAACTTTGTCAGTACTATACCCAACAACAAACATAGACGTCCCATCAGTGTTAAATGCTAACCCCTGTGGACTGGTCTCCTGTGACGCAAAACTAAAACTCTTGTTTGCGTATGAAGCAGTTGAAACATCAAAGCCTGTGCTTAAGGTGTATTGAAATACTTTATCGTATTGGTCGCCTATTATGTAAATAGACGTACCATCAGTGTTAAATACTAAAGTACGGGGTCTTGTATCCTGTGACGCAAAACTGAAACTCTTGTTTGCATAAGAAGCTGTGTTTACGTCAAAACCAGTCGACAACGTATACTGGAATACTGTGTCGTTAGAACCCCCCAAAACAAACATAGACGTCCCATCAGTGTTAAATGCTATGGCTGTTGAGCTTGTATCTTGTGAAGCAACACTAAAACTCTTGTTTGCATATGACGCATCAGCTAAGTCAAAAAGAGAACTAGCGTCAATCGCAACCACATAAGAATACTGCCATTTAGCGTTAATCGGAACGCTCGCAAAGCTGATTGTCGTGTCCGCTGTCAGCGCACTTTGGTCAAAGAAGTTGTATGTTGCAACATCTAGCGAAGGCGTCGCGCCAGACACTTCAACGAGCTTTAAGGCGTCAACGCCAGTAAGAGATGAACCGTCACCTGTGAATACAGCGTTACTAAAAGATGGAGCATCTAAGGTCTTGTTGGTAAGCGTCTGTGTTCCAGTCTCAGTAACTACTGCCCCACTGTTGACACCTACTTGAGCATAAATCTGCCATGTGCTACCATCGTACACGAAGTCAACAGACACACCACCGATGTTCATTACTAGGTCAGCAGCATCCCCTTCAATAGATGAACCATTTCGTGCTACAGTGAGGTTATCGGTTGCCCAGTCTGAACCGTCTAGAACACGAACTAAGTCACCAACACCAGGGGATGATGGCAGTGTAAGTGTCCAAGCTCCACCAGAAGTGTCAGCTAGAATAGCGTCATTGTTTGCTGATGTGTAATTAGATGTCTTTCTAGCCCAAGCTAGACCAGCAACGATACCTGTAAGAGCCGAACCGTCACCATCAGGCTGCAATGCACTATCTGCTGTACCACCTTGTGTGGCTGTAGCGTAGTCAGTGGCATCAAAAGCCTTTACAGCGGCTAGGTTAGTAACTTCACTATCCATCAACGCACCAGCAGCGGCCACATTGGCTGTGTCAGTTACGTCAGCATTAGTTTCGACTGTACCTAGCTTAGTAAATAAAGTATCAGTAAAGGCGTTAGACTCAGACTCATATGCAGTCTTGATCTGGGCACCAGTTTGATCGGCAGTGGCACCATCTTCAACGTTACCTAACTTAGTAAACTGAGTGTCTGTAAAGGCATTAGCTTCACCTTCATAGGCAGCTTTAATCTGAGCACCAGTTTGATCTGCAGTAGCACCTGTCTCGATGTTACTTAACTTAGTGAATTGAGCATCCGTGAAAGCATTGGCTTCACCTTCGTATGCAGTCTTGATTTGAGCAGCTGTTTGGTCTGCAGTAGCACTGGTTTCAATAGCATCTAACTTAGTACCGTCAGTAGCTACGTCTCTTCCGTCAACAGTACCAGTTACTGTTATGTTTACAAAGGTAACACTGTCTGACGTAGCAAGAGTCTGATCTTGTCCAGCAAGTAAGTTTAATTCAGCAGTAGAAGCAGTAGCACCCGCTAACTTATTAATCTCAGCTGCTGTTGCTGTAATAGCTCCATCAGCAAGTGTTACAACTTCAGCAAAGACGTTAGAGAAGGTAGCACCAGCTTTACCTAAGGTGTAGGTATTAGTTGTCTTTGGAAACAGACCGGAGGCGTCACCAACAAACTCTTGAGCAGGACCCAAGACAGTTATAGGAGCACCCTCGGCGGTGCTACCATCGTGTGTGTGCCCTGCTGTTTCACTGAAAGATTCTACAAGAGCATTAAACTCACCATCAAGGTCAGAAGCATCAATGACACCTCCATCTGCAATGTTGTTCGACGTATCAATACGTACATATCCGGTTCCCATTACTTCTTATCCTCTGTTGAGTATTCTATAATTGCTGTGTCTAACACGAAAGGGGGCCCACCGTCAAACACATACTGAAGGCTTACTGTAAAGAAAGAACCTACTACTTGTCTCTGCAGAAATGTATCAGGATCACCTCCGTAAACACTGGTTCCGTAGGTAGCCTTTCCGTAGAAGGAGAAGTTACCACCTCCAGTCAAAGAAACAGCATTAGGTTGTATGTTACCTGGTTTGTTAAAATCGTACTTAGGTGACAGGGTTCCTGTAACAAGACCCTCTGGATCAAAGTACGTGTCAATCTTGTAAGCTGTCTTTCTTACCGTCGGGTCATTAATAGCCATAAAGGGTGTGTGGTACGCTGACTTAATAGCTTCTCCATCAAAGTCATCACCAGACTCTAGACGGTACACGTACTCGTCTTCGTTAGTAAATAGTAGTATCTCTTCATCGTTCTTATAGGCGGAACAAGAACGGTATGCTTTGATACCCTTAGTCTGACCCCAGTTAATGCTCTGTGCGTTCTGATCTTGAAACTGTGTACCAATATAACCAATTGTGTTTCTTTTGTTTACGCTAGGTGTAAAGCTAAAGACACGGTACTGGTTCTTCTCACGTACAACAGAAGTACAATACTCAGCACCTACTACAATAAAGTCTTTGAAGTCATCTTGAATCTGACGTGAAGCCAGTGACAAGTTGAAGTCACCAAGACGTTCGGTAGCACCTAAGAATCGTACACCATCTGGTCCAAGGAATAGAATGTCACCACCTACTTCTTGTACTGTGTCACCAGAAACACAACCTATGTCACTGGTAATAGCAGATAGACTAAAGTTAGCGAGTGATGTACCTGATAACTTACGAATGTCTGTCTGAGAGAATATAACTAACTGTTCACGGAATGTTATAATACCAGTTAGGTTAGAAGGAACTCTAAAGTTACCAGCTCCGTTAGCTGCTGTAAAGTCTTCTTCATCGAACGGTGCAGTAAAAGAAACTAAGTCACCTTTACCAAAGAATAGGTGATCTTGATAAGTCTCTGCAAAGTTAGCACCTGTAATGTCTACACTACCTTGTAAGGTCTTATAGGACGTACCGTGAATAACAGCAGGGTTGTTCTTACTGTCAACCAAGACAGTCTTGAAGATACCGTTGAAGTTAAACTCTTTGAAACGAACCTTAGTTGCGCCTGTGTGAGAAGAGCTAACAAAAGTAACTACTGCGTTGTCAGCTGGTGACGAAGCAAGTGATGGGTTAATTGATAAAGTAGCTGAACCGGAAGAAGAAGTTGTGTTAGTTAACACGGTGTATAGCTTCTCGACACCAGCAATACTAAAGGTATCACCGGCTTGAGGCACATAGGTATCAACTGCAATACCGTCTATATCTAAGGTAGTACCCGTCTGCGAGCCTGTGGATACCAGTGTGGTGCCGTATAGAGGTGTGTTGACCTTAGACCAACCAATACCTGAGCTAGACCACAAGGTGCCCCCACGAAGAGCGTAAGCTTTGTCTTCAGAACTAGAGTACCACACACCTTGAATGAGTGATAGACTCGGGCCAAAAGTAACAGTTGCTCCGTCAGCAGGACTGGAAGCTAGGCTAGTGGTTAGGCTAAGAGTAGAGGACTTGTTAGCTTCTATAAAAGAAACAGATGAAACTACGTACACCCCTGCAACACCTTCTATCGAAAAGGTGTCACCAATAACAGGCTTCTCATGCGTGTCTGCAACAAAGAGGGTGTTACCAGACTGTCCTGAACCCTGGACTACTACGTCTCCGTAAGGAGGAACAGTGGTATTCTCAAACTTAGTAAAACCGTTGATACGTCGGTAGCCACCCTTAGTGGATGGCTCAAAGTTCTCTAACACTCGGGCTGACCCAGGTTGCTGAAGACCATGTTGTAGTCTAGACAAACTAGACACAAGGCCACCAGTTAGCTGAACAGGGAATGTATCCCAGCGTGTAGCCATTATGACACAACCCTAGAACTGCTAGACATACCACTGGTGTTTCTGTTGACACGAGTGTCACGGACATAAGTGTAGTCGTTATTTACGTAGATAGTACGCAACTTCTTGATACTGTCCTTGAACTTCACTTGAAGACGATCGGCTGTCTCAGTGTCACCTCTGAAGTTGTAAGCGTGTACCATAGCACCTTCTACGATAGCATGTCTAAAGGCTACAGGGAAAGATGGAACGTCTGTGCTGACCTCTAGGTCTATAGGCAACTTAAAGTACTCGTAGGAGAGCGTGTAAGCCTTGTCAGGGGACGGGTAGACAACGTAGGCTAGGTTGGGTGCCTGAATGATTAAACGGGGCACACCACGGTCTGTTGTGGTAGTTGTGTACTCAGAGTAGATGTACTTGTTCAAGTAGTCATCATAGTCCATTTGATTAAGTAACTGTGTGTTGTTACCTAAGGCTTCATCCTCCTGGATACGGAAGGTGCCAAAGTCAATGATCTTAGTGTCTGTCTGAAAAGGGTAGCGGCTCGTACCAGCAGTGAGTGTCTCATTGAAGGTTACATGGTTATGTGGCCACTGAAATGCTTCTTGGTTAATGTCACGGATAGACGAGTTTATAGCTGTCTTAACTGTAGAGTAAAAACCTACTGCAGCTGTAAAGTTAGAAGATGTAAGAGGAGTCTCATTGACTCTACCGTTTACATCGTTCACAAGACCTAGGTAGTCGTATGCCATTCTGGTAATCCTCTGTCTTATGGTGGAACGGAAAGGGACTACCCCAGGTTAAACTTGGGGTAGCCCAAAGGTAGTTTATGCGAGTGTGTCGCGGTCTACTTCAGCAGCAGCTTTAGTATTCTGGTTACAGTCAACGACTACAGCCCAGATACGAACGGAAGCAGCAACAAGACCGGAGCCCGAAACAGCAAGAACAGC